AGGTCTTCGTCACGACGACCGCGGACCCGTGCCGTCCTCGAAAAGCACCTGGAACGGGTCCACCATTTTCCTTCTTGTCCTTGCATATATAAACCGAAATCAAACTTTTATCCTCATTGTCCTGTAGCAAGACTTTTATACGATGCCGCCGTATATCTGTTTGGCGATTGCTTTCGGGCAATTGACTAAAATCTACGTGCTGAGAACCAGCACGCCGATCACGTCAACGTAGTCGGTCGCTGCGGTCGTCTCGCAGCTCACCGCGAACCCTGGCGGCCTTGTTGCCGCAATATGCCACCGTCTGGGGGTTGGTCGCCCTGACGGTGCCATGCAGTTATTTTTTTCTGAAGTAACCACCACAAAATAGCCTCTTTTCCTCGTTTTCCATCGATTTGGTAAGATCCGGTTCTATCTTTTTTCATCCACCACGCCGCTATATATCGATTTTTATCATAGCCGAATTATGGCACTCATCGCCCGATGCTGGTTTTTGTGGCGACCTCCAGCCATGTACGGGAAACCGTGACGCGAAAAGGCCTGTTTTGTCAACTCGATTATTACATAGACTCAGTGAATAGCCGCCAGCTGGCGCGCACACCCATGATTAACGGCCCGAAGTAGTCAGCCAAAAGACCCCCTCCACAGAACCGCCACCGGACGGGCTCGCCTCGGAGGGGGCGGTGAGGGGCGAAAGGTTACGCTCCAGCATAGCGCCGAATTTCTTATGTAACCCATTTACCCATAACGCCCCTTTCGGTTACATAAGAAAGCCGCCACTGGAGAAGATCGCCGGAAAAGATACCCGGATATCGCCACAAGCCCCCAGGCACCCCGTAGCGCCCCCGCACATCGAGAAGAGGAGACGAGACGGGCCAATATCATCGGACGACAGAAAGAACGGGCCTCTAATCGCTTCTGGTAAAGATTACTATCGGAAAATAAAAGAGAGAGGGGAGAGGAGACGGTTAAGCTCCTCCTCGATCCTGAGTTGTTTATGAAATCTATCCAGCGCGTGACGGACGGCCCGGGCCCTCCTCTCACGCCTTCGCATCATCCGGCCGTGTGTCATTTTGGGGCCTCCAGGCTCTTCAGCCACGTATCAAAATCCTGCGTCACGGCCTCGCACTGCGAATCGATCCACCGGCCCGTATATTCAGGGTACTCTTGGAGAACCATCTCCAAGATCGCCCAAACCTGATTTATCGAGAGTCGGTGCTTCATCCCTCCACCGCCGCGGGGAGATTGAAGCCCTTTGACCTGGAGAGAGTCGGTGCCTTCGCCGCCTCCTCTCGCCGCTCTGCATTTCTGGCGGCTATCCTCGCCCGCCGCGTCTCCAAATCATCCGAGGTCATCGTTGGGGGCTTCCATCGCGCGCCGGGCCGTACCGGATATGGGAGCTGCTCGGGCCGACGGATCGCCAGCTCCACATGCGCGGGGAGTCGGTCGCCCCGCTTGCTGAGGGCCTCGCCGAGGGCCTTCTGATGCTTGCAGACCACCGCGGGCCGATACAGCTTTGATTTACAGGTACACGCCGTTAACGTGGTCTGATAATACCCGCGCCCGTCGCTGGATTTGATGAATCCGGTTATCTCGGAAAATCCCAACTCCTCGCCGAAGATGCAGACTTTAGGGAGGTTATCGCCCTCGCCACTCCAGCCAGCGCGCCGCGCCAGGTATTCGACGCCTTCCACCGCGTTCAAGCCGTCGGGAAGATCGCCCGCGTCCGCCTCCTTTAGTATACTTTCGCACATTTGAGTTCACCGATACCATATAGGCAATATTACTATTTTAAACTATCGGTTACTAGAATTTAGTAAAACGGACGCAAGATACAAATACCATAGGCGAGATAAGAAGGACCATGCAAGCAACTGTCAGAGTGACCCGGAACGGTCAGGTATCGATACCTAACACCGTAAGAGATGTTATGGGAATCGAGGAGGGTGATGTGATAACCATAGACGTCCTCAGCATCGTTAGAAGAGCAAGTGAAAGCAGAGAACAGGGAAACTATGAAGCCCCTGCCCCCGCTTAACGACATTTTAGCGGTGAACTCAAATGTCAGATAGAACTAGTCAGCCTAAGGCTTATGAAGTTGCCGATAGTGACCATGACCAAATCGTACCGGTCGCATCACCCGGCCTCCTCCTCAGCCAGATCTTAGAACGCTTGGAACTCCTCGAAGAGAGGGACCGCCTCAGGGAGGAGGAGGTAGCCGAACTCCGAGAGGAGAACGCCAGGAAAGACGAGAGGATCGCCGTCCTCGAGGATCGGATCGCCGAACATGAAGGTCTCGATGGGAGGGAGAGGGCCCTCGCCCTTCAGAGGATCGCCAAACTGGAGACACCGGCCCCAGCCATCAGCCAGAAGACCGCCTCCAGCCACATAGACCGCCTATTCTCGGAGATGCGCCGTCTAGGGCTAAAACAAGCCACCGTGAAAGACGCCGCTCGCCTACTCGGAGTCAGCAAAACGGCGATCAACAACATAAAGTCGTATCTTGCGGCCGATTCCCGTTTTGTGGTCCTGGTAGATCCTCACCACAGGCAGCGCCATCTTATCAGATTAGTTTAGGGAGATAAACCGCAAACTTTTCGGTTTTCGGTTTTCAGAACAAATCGCTAGCGGCTAAAAAACGATCTATCAGATGTGACGGTCATCTGATAAAATATAGTATAGTCTAATCGGAGATATAGATATAGTATAAGAGAATATATATAAGCAATAGATCTTTTACGGTATGTAGCTCTTTATTCGCATAACCGAAAACCGAAAACATGTTCGGTTTAAAATCGACTCTCTTCTCCGAAAAGTTGTGATTCTTCGTGCTTTCCATTTTAGTTATGTGACTGTCGGGCCGTTTTTGGTTGAGAGAGTCACATAACTAAGCCGCCGTGGCCCTCCACCCCTCGCCCCTCGCCTCACTTCTCCAGCTCGCCCGTCGCGATCATAGCCTTGATCCTCTCGCCCGTCGTCGTCCTCGGATAACCGATCCGTCGCGCAATCGCGGCCGGTGATCGCTCGCCCGCCACCCACAGCCGCTTTATCTCCTCTAAAGCTTCTTGATTCTCGGCTAGTTTGGGTCTTTCGTCCGGTGGGTGAATGATTCTAGGGTCCTTCGTCTCTTCGTCCATGTAGTCCCATGTCTTCAAATCCACAGCGGCCGATAGCGTTTTGGTTGCATAAGCTTTTACGGTCAATCCCTCTTTAGCTGCCATGATCTTTAGAGCTTTATGGAGATTTGAGCTTACTTCTATTCGATATTTTTTAGCCATAATATCCTTAGATTTTAGGTCTCAAAAGGTATTTATACTTTTGGCGCTATGATCAAAATATGATATCTGAGGTCCGGATCTTCTCGGGACGGGCTGGCGGTCTGGAGATGCCCATCGAGGCCCGGGAAGCTCTCCATCTCCGAGACGGCGATCAGGTCGAGGTCGTGATCCGCAAAAAAAAGCCGAAGTCGAAAATGACGCCCGAGGCATTCGACAGGATGATTTCCGCGATGGCACGCGAAAAACTTTTTATCCGCTCAAATATGATTTTCTGAATTGTGGAGTAAACGCTAGGTGGCGGAGGGGGAGGGGCAACGCCCATTAACTCCCCCTCCGTTCTCATCGCTTCACGCCCTTCGTCCGGTTGGTTCTTCGGGTTACTATCCTAAGATTTCTTTTACTGTTAGATCCACCCTTGGAAAGAGGGACCTTGTGGTCGACCTCTCGCGAGTCTCCGACCTTCAGCCCCATTTTCCGCCTCGCCGCGTTTCGCATGTCCCGCTTTTTGATCTGCTCGGGCTTGCCGTGGAAGTCCCGGTATTCTTTCTTATAGTCCCGCTGCTTAGCGGTTTTGGTTTTGGATCGGCTTTTGCCCCCGGACCTTCTCGGCTTAATCGTGATATGCCCCCTTCGAATCGGTCGAATATCCGAGTACACATCTGCAATTAATTGCCTCGTAACCTGGCCCGTCACCTGGAAACATCGGCCTTCCACCATACGGAAACGGCTCATCGAGTCGGACCTTCACACCATCTCTTTTTATATGAAGTGCCCTTGAAGACCCATCGCTTATACAATCCCAAACTTTGTATTTGTAGATGCCACGCTCTAACTCTTTCTCGATTTTGGAGCCGTTGATTGCGGTATTCGTCTCGGTCCGCCCTATCCGCCGAGCCCGCGCAGGGCTACAGAGTGGCGAATTTTCGAGAAGTTTGACCGCCTGGCGTTCATGAACGGGCCAGTTATCGATGAATAGCTTCCTCATATACTTGATATCAGTGTCGGCCATGTTACCGGCCAGTTTGTTCATACCGTGATTTTTGAAATAATTTCGACCTCGAAGAGACGGGATCTCCTCCAGGACGACAGGGAAAAAGGAAGCCGACGCCCTCGCCAGGGTTCGCCTCAGAGGAGTCCCGAGGGCCAGGGTTACATAGACTTCCGGGTCTTTTTCGGCCTGTCTCTCCGCCCAGTAGAAGTATCCAGCCTTCCGCAAGCTCTTGATTGAAGGCGCTACTATCCTGAAAAGCGCAGTTACCGCCGCCTCGTCATCCATCAGATCACCTCAAAAAAGAGGAGAAGAGCCCGTCTAAGGCAGGCTGTAAGCCTCGATCGTCCCGGCGATATTTGTGCCAGTCGTGTCGGTCACATCGAGATGGATCGTTCCGTCACTCTGTAAATATCTTGCTGTCTCAATGGGCCCGATAACAAGCTCGTTGGTAGCAACTACGTTGCCCCCTCGTACCAGATCGCCCAGACTCTTTCTGAAAGCAGGATGAGCGGTTCCGGCCTTGAGGGTGATCGCGCCACCGGTCCCCGTCCCCGCCGAGATGTGGACGAGGATAAGCAGCCGCTTGAAGTTCGCCCCGGCTGC